CATGTTTATACCACGGTTCTGCCACTCGATTGTCATCAAGTTCATAGAACGTCTGGCAGTACGGAGGTCGTACCCCGAACGCATTTCACGTCCAGCACGTTCCCACGCTTCTTCAGCGATTTCCGTAAAGTCCATGTTGAACGCTGTGGTACCCGATGTGGTCATGGTTACTTCCCAGTTTTCTTAATAGGCTTCTTAGCAATCTTATACGATACTGGAGCTTCCACAGGCTGCATCTCTGCTAGCTTTGCTTCTGCTTCCGCTTTACTCATCAAGGCGAAGACAACAACCTTATAGGTGCCGTCTTCGTTTTGTGTACCTATCTGATATACAGGTTCCCCTGTCGAGAACCTGCCGTTTTGGAAAACTTCCATTAGTTCCGCCTTTTATTAGGAGCCTTTCATGGTGACCATTTTAGCACTGCGAACGCCCTGCTTAGCACAACCTGCGCCACGGACTTTACCGCCAGACTTATAGCCTTTCTTGGCCATACCGCCGGATTTCATACCTGCGGGAGCGCCCATCGCTGTAGGTGCTTGGCTAGGTACTCGTGGAGGTAACATTTTCTTCTTCTTCCGGGGATCTCGTGGATCCATAGAAGCTTCTTCGTCCCGCATAGGGGCTGCGCCCTTAGGCATCATAGGTGCTTTTGCACCGGCTGGGGCAGTCATACCACCCATCATCATCTTCTTAGTGCCTTTCATGAAATATTCCCCTTTGGGTGTTTAACAATTCCACTTTCGCAAACTCTTGTTGATACGGCTATCTGGATCGTTAGCCGTCTTAGAGCTTGTGTTCTTTTTCTTCATACCCGCCATACGGGCACAAAATGATTTGCGGCGGTTAGCATCTTTAGAGCCTGCCTTTAACTTGCTAGGATCTTTGGTAACCGCAGTTTTAAGCTTACTGCCCGGATTTGCTTTACGATAACTCTCGACGCCTTTTTTATTAAGGCCCCCAGACTCGCTCTTGCCCGCTTTACGCGTCCAAGCAGGTGACTTCCCAACAGAACCACCTTTTTTATAATAGCATCGCATCCTGCACCCCTAGCTATAGAAGACAGTCATTGCGCTAATATTAGTCATAGCGGTAATGAGTACGTCATCTTGACACCGAATACCCCAATCAGGGATGTTCACGGAGTGAGAGTCCGAAGCAAGGAAGTCTAAGTCTAGTATTGTACGCCCGCCAGCACCATCGGTAATAGTTAACCGACCTGCGCCACCAGCGGTAGTCAATACTTGAACTTGTCGAATACGTGCAGGTCCAACAGCCAAAGAAGCTGCTGCGGTAACCCGTTTAGATTGAACATCAGAATTAGACATACCAGCCTCCTATTAGCTAAGAGCGGCACCAATGGCGGTAACCCAAGCAGCGCCAGTATTAATTACGATGCAATATTCGTCGTTGCCTGCGCCGTTATCGCTAACCATATAAGCGGTTCCGATTGCGGTGTCAGCAAATGCCGGTAAGTTGGCAGTCGTAACAACGGGGATTTGGAAGCCGTTATTTGAACGGACTGGTCCAGAAAAAGTAGATAAAGCCATGAGAATCTCCTGTCGTGGCTAGTGTCAGCTGCGTTAGGCAACTGTCAGGGATAGGTAGTTTATAACACAAAAAAAGAAAGGGGGCAAGTTAATGCCCCCACCCTAATTACGCACCGGGTGAACCGAAGATACCCAATGGATCAGAGACGCCGAAAGAGTAACGCTCTCGGGCTTTATAACGGCTGTTGCCTGTATCGAAGTCTGCATCCATAGAGGTAGACATCGGGGTACGGACGAAGTGCTTCAAGCCATTAGGTACATCAGTCATCAAGAACCAAGCATTGGTGTCTGTCAGATAATGGTTAACGGAGTAGCCTTGTGGGATAGAACCGTTATTGCGGATGGCGTTGATGTCGTTATCCGCAGTACCTACGCGACCCTCAGTATCCAACAAGCGGGTTGCAACAAACTGCAAGGCTGGTGGAATGATGAGTTTCTTAGGTTGAGCCGCGATCAACAAGCCACGCTCATCGGTCCACTGACTGATTTGAATAACGGCGGCTTCAAGAGAAGTCTCGTTAAGGTCAGCAGCGACAGTTGGGCGGTTTGAGTTGGTGCCACCAGAAACAAGCGGGTGAGCTGTAGAACAAAGAGTTTGGCCGTCACCGTACGTGGTGTTAGCAAACGCGTTGTTGAGTACAGAAGCAGCCTTAACTTGCTTAGTGTATGCCATGGCGCGAGCCAATGCTTTAGTATAACGAGCAGACAAAGAGTCATACAGGTTATCTTCAATAGCTTCCTCAGTAATTGAGAAACCCATCGCAATGGTTTCGTGCACATAACGAGCACTCCACGCTTCTTGAGCATTGTCATATTCGATGGCTGAGCCTTCGCCTTTGACAGGTGCTGCTGAGAAGCCAGATAATTTAGTCTCTTCCTCAAAAGAACGATCTGAGGATTCGGTTTCAAAGATCTGGGAATGTTCTTCGCCATACTTTGCGTATTCCAAACCAAATAAAGCATTTAGTCCGGGTAGTAGCTCTTTAAGGAGCTGGGCGCGTGAAATAGCCATTTGTTATTCCCTCTTAAATGCCGGTTAGGCTGTTCATCTGATGACCTGCGTTCCACTTAACGAGAGCTTCAGTGTAACCACCGGATACATTTTTGGTTTCTTCTACTAACGACACAATCCGTAAAGGCAGAGTGTTAGTTGTAGCCGTAGTGTCAGAAATACCACATCGGGAATTTCCAGTAGCGGTATCGCCAACATTGTTGATCATTGCTACGTTTGCGCCAAGGTCTGTAATTGCGAGATCGCCGATAACTGGGGTTGCACCCGCAGCTGAAGACAAAACAGCAACTTTAAACAGAACATCGGTAGCATCAGCGACGTAAGCCATGATGTCAGATGCGACGGTATTCGCCGGGTAGTACTGACTGAACAACTGGTAGCCCAGTACGGGATCAGTATAAGTACAGCCTAAGAATACGCCGATAGGCGTCATTGCAGCGTCAGCAGTATCGCGTTCGACGGTGCCTCCGGTAACCAGTTGAACAGCATCACCATTAAAGATGCTCGTGGCATAGTTGCTCGCAATGCTATATTGACGAGTTACGCCCACGAAAGGTACGCCACTTACTAGTTTTACCGGAACTAGCCCAGAAGGGCCACTTACAGTTGGGTAAGCCATTATAAGCTCCTAAATTAAGTCCCATTTCCAAAAGTAACCTTCGTTTTCCGTTCATTGAACAGAGGCATACGAGGGTCATTCTCTCTCATAAGGTTGTTATCAACAGAGTTCATCTGGGAACGAGTCTGGGTGTTGTAATGTTCAGACCGCTCTTCGACTAGTTCTGTCGGTGCTTTACATAGCATCAAACCACCAATCACGATGTTATCTTTGAAGCGATCTTGTTCGATAGCAACCAAAGTAATCTCGGGATGATCATCTGCCTTGCAGGGCACCCAACCTTCGCGTAATTTCGAGGATACGTTAGTGGCATCGACCTGTCCTTGCGTGCTTACTCGAACCCAGTGAAACGCATAGCCCGGCTCGGGATTTGGTGATGGTAACACCTCGGGGCGCGACCAAGCCTTTTTGCGGGTTGTGCTTTCTTGGGTTTCTAGCTCACGATCAATTCTGTTCTTAGCCATTACTGTTTCCTCATATCTAATGCAACCTGTTTGGCGTATTGTTCAGGGGTAAGTCCTAAACGCTTTGAGAGCTGGTATTGTGTTTGCGTGAGCCTAATCTTCTTAGGCGCTGTGCTCCGCGTAGCGGGTGCAACCACATTCGAACGTCTCTTAGGTTTTTGTACTTCCTCTGAGTCCTCGAATTTTTCGGGGAATAACTGTCGCATACGAGTATCAATTCGCTCGTAGTAGTCATCACTCTGAGGGCTTACTCCCTCGTGGACAAGTTTGTTATGCAACCCCAAAGCGAAGCTTGTCATCTCGATGTCTTGGTTAAACCAAGTGTTGTCTTGTTGCCAAGACGCCGCCTTAGTATCAACCTCGATTGGCGCAG